CCGGCGGGCCGGCGGGAGCCCCCCGCCGACACAACCATTGGAACACGGCGGACCCCCCGCGCGCAAGTACCGCTCGTCGGCGACCGGCGGTACTTGACAAAAAGCCATCGGGTGTGTTATAAGAGCGGTTGTCTTCCGTCTTTAAATTATAATTCACGGTCCACTATTCCCACATTCTTTCCCCTCGTGCGCGCGCGTTTGCTCATCTTGACGGCGACCCGCCTGTCGTGTTTTAATTTCCGGGTGCCTACCTCGTATCCATCTTCGCGCAGTTTGGACGAGGCACCGCTAGTCATCCCATCATCCATGGTGTTCTATACCCGGCTCCCGTATATTTTGGCCTCAAGTAATCCTCAGCTATTGAGGGACGTGATCGCCATGCTACATCACATAGACATGCAAAGGACCGCCCGGTTGCATGACATAATGGAGGACGAATGAATTCCCTTCCGGTACGGCTACAGTTCGGGCGAGACGCAATAACGGCCAGAGAGGATGGATATTCCTGTCTTACGCCGCTGGAACGCCAGTTCGCGATGGAATTCGTGGTATCCGGAAACACGCTCAAGGCGATGGCCGCCCAATTCGCGGTGCCGCTCAAGGATATCACCAAAATGTACAACGACCCTGTGGTCAGGGGTTTCATATCCGACCTGCAGGCGGAAGTGTTCCAACATAAGCTGATCAACGAACAATGGGTCGAGGGACAGGTCATGAAACTATGGCCCCAGCTACTCGGAGAAGAGCCGGTGCCATTGGTAGACAAGAGCGGGGCCGCGTTCATGGCCAAGAAGTTCCACTCGACCGAAGTCACCAGTCTTCTCAAGCATTTTGGTGGGAACGCGGACCAAAAGAAGGCAGGCGGAGTATACGTACAGATAAACTTCGGGGCGATGGGAGTNGAGCCGCCGCCGATCGATATAATCGAGCATAGTGATGAATAACACCGCTCAGGCCATCCAGCTGCCGAACCGGTGGGTAGCACGGGAACATCAGCGCGAGTTCATGAACTGGATGTTCAAGAACGGTCAATTCCCGACCCGGAAGAGGGCCATGCCAGTTTGGCACCGGCGCGCGGGCAAAGACTCTTGCGCCCTCAATACGCTCGCAGTAGCATCCCAGATGCGAATCGGAACGTACTGGCATCTTCTGCCCACCCTCAATCAAGGACGGAAGGTAGTCTGGAACGGTGTGGACGGCGGCGGTCGCCGAATGATATACCAAGGCTTTCCGAGAGAAATGATCAACGGTGTCAATGAATCCGACATGCTGCTCAAATTACGCAACGACAGCGTCTATCAGGTCGTCGGTAGCGACAATTACGATGCCCTAGTCGGCACGAACCCTCTCGGAGTGGTTTTCAGCGAGTGGGCGCTCGCTGACCCCCGCGCGTGGTCATTCATAAGGCCGATTCTGGCCGAGAACGCGGGGTTCGCGATATTCATCACCACTCCGCGCGGCAAAAACCATGCCTACACCATGTACAAGATGGCCAAAGACAGCCCGGACTGGTTCACGAGCCTGAAAACAATACGCGAAACACACCGCGAAGATGGTTCTCCGATTATTTCGGAAGAAATCGTCGAGTCAGAAAGAGCCGAGGGAGTACCGGAAGAGGTCATCCAGCAGGAGTATTACTGTTCATGGGAGGGCGTCAACCATGGTTCGATATACGGTCGTCAGCTTCTCCTTTTGGCCGAGACCAATCAGATAGAAATGGAACCCGACCTTGATATCATGGTGTTCACCGCGTGGGATATAGGGAGGCGCGATGCTACCGCGATTTGGTTTTACCAGCTCATTCGTGACGAAATTCATATCATTGATTATGATGAAGGGACTGGCGGAGACGTTGACTTCTGGCTGGAGAGACTACGTGAATTTCCGTACCTACTTGGAACTCCAGCGTTACCGCATGACGCAAAGGCAAGAACGTTTGCAACCAAATATTCGCCGCACGAAAGGTTCGTTCAGGCCAAATTCTCGCCATACATCGTACCGAACGTATCGGTCTCGCAAGGGATAAACGCCGTCCGTGCCATTCTTCCGGACGTTTACTTTAACATCGCGAACCCGCGTGTGTGCAAAGGACTCGAGCATCTTCAAGAGTATATGTACGATTATGACGAGAAGCTCAAGACATTCGCTCTGACCCCCCGGCATGATCATCACAGCCATGGCGCAGACGCATTCCGAATGCTTGCGCTATCGCAGAATGTTATCGAAATAATTTCCCGCAAGACACGGAACAGGGCCGCACGCAAAGGGGATTACATCCAGACTCCTTTGGGCCGCGCACTTAATCTGGAGAATTTGTTCAAGGACCGCGAGGCCCGGAACATGTATAGGAGGGTATGATGGCCGCTAAAAAGGAAGAAAATAATCCATGGCCTCAGCGGCTTTCGGCCTGGAAGAAGTTTTCTGAACAGTTCCATGATCGCGGGAGACAGATCGAACTTCGTTACGAGGACGAGCGAGAGGCTGAAGCGTCCGGAAGACCCTCGATGCTTGGCGACACAGGCATCAAGAAGGTTAACATGTTTTACAGCAATACGACGGTGATCAAGGAAAGCCTCTACAATAGTCTTCCGAAGCCTGACGTATCGCGTTTGCATAAGGGAGAATACGAGAACGATCCAGCGAGGGTCGCTGCGACCATCATGGAACGCGGCTTGACCTACGAAATCCACTGTGCACCGTCCTTTGACACCGCAGTCAAGTACGCAATCCTCGACCGACTTGTTCCGGGCCTCGGTATTGTTTGGATGGAGTTCCGCCCGCCTTCAGCCGACAAGAAGGTGCCGGAAATGATTGCTGTGGAGATTGTCTACTGGAAGGACTTCATTTACGAACCCCGGCGAGCATGGGAACAGGTCATGTGGGCCGGACGAATACTCCACTTGAACCGCGAAGAGGCCACGGAAAAATGGGGCGAGAAGGTGAACCTTGCTACGCCCGCCAAGACGCATGTCGGAACCGTTGCCGCTGACACGGTGAACGAGGGGAAGGTCGCCGTAATCCAAATGTGGGATAAGAAAAAGAAGGAAGTATTGCATTTGACCATGGACGGCAAGGTTCTGGACCGAAACAAGGATCCGTATCAACTCAAGGAATTCTTCCCGTGCCCGAAGCCGTTGGTGGCATCTCCGCCGACTGGTAAATTCCTGCCGACGCCTGATTACTATATCGCGCAGGACCAGTACATGGAATTGGATATCCTGTACGCGCGCATCAACCTCATTATTGAGGCGGTCCGGGTCGCTGGGTGCTATGACAGCGCCACTCCGGCCATCGGAAGAATGTTGGACGGCGCCGAGAACAAGCTGATTCCTGTTGACAATTGGGCGCTATTCGCCGAGAAGGGTGGTGTTAATGGGGCCATTTCATGGTATCCTGTCGAAACGATAACGCAGGTTTTGCAACATTTGGTGACCGCCTATGAATTCATGAAGAACCAGTTGTTCGAAGTCACTGGCATGGCGGACATCATCCGGGGGTCTACGAACCAGTACGAAACAGCTGCGGCACAACAGATTAAGGCGCAATTTGCCTCGGTGCGCATGAACGGGTTCCAGAGGGACGTTTCGTTCTTTGTCCGTGATATCGTGCGTATCATGGGCGAGATAATGGCCCAGATGTATACCGACGAGAAGTTGTCGAAGGTCTGTGGCCAATTGCCAATGGCAGATCAGGAGTTTGTGCAACCCGCGTTAATGATCTTGCGTGATGACTTCGTTTCCAGCTACTCGATCGATATCGAGACGGATTCGCTGACGCAGGCAGATTGGGGCCTCCAGCAGAAGCAACGGATGGAGTACATTTCTTCGTTGAGCCAGTTCCTCCAGTCTGCGGTCCCGGCAATGGAAACGAAGCCCGAGCTTGCACCACTATTGGTCGAGATTGCCAGATTCGCTTCCGTCGGGTTCAAGGGCGCGAGCGAGTTGGAAGGCACCTTGGATGCGACCATCGCGCAACTCCAGAAGTCGCTGGAAGCGTCGCAAGGGCAGCCCAAGCCACCGTCGCCGGAAGAGGTCAAGGCCCAGGCAAGTCAGGCCGAATCGCAGGCGCGCATTGCCGAAATTACCCAAAAGGCGGCAATTGCCAAGCAGCAGTCGGACGCGGAATTGAGCTTCCTGCAACAGAAGTTCACGGCCGAATTGGACTTCAAGACGCAGATGTACGCGCTAGAAATGCAGCACGAGCAGCAGCTGGCCGATATCAAGTCGCAGGCCGCGCAGCAAAAGGCTTCGATCGAGGCGGACCAAAATCAGGCCCGGTTCGTACAGGAGCGTATTCAGGATGCCAAGGAATCGGAGCAACGGCTTGAACTAAATGCCGCAGAGGCGGCGGCTGAACCGACGGAACCGCCAAAGGAGGTATGAAATGCCGTACAAGTCCGAAAAGCAGAAACACCTGATGCAAGCCGTGGCTCATAATCCGGAATTCGCCAGCAAGGTCGGAATTCCTCAGAGCGTTGGCCAGAAGTTTGAAGCGCATAAGAGCGAGCCCATGGCGAAGTCCAAGGCGCGTTCCCGTGCCCTTCGGAGGAAATAATCATGCCCGGTTTTTGGAGAAATCTAGGCGGCGGAGTGGTAGACGCAATGACGCCCGGCCATCAATACAATCGTGAGACAGGCCGGTTTTCCAATGTTGGTCGTGGCCTTCTTGGCACGGCTGCAACAATGGGCGCCGGATGGCTTGGTGGCCCGTTGGCTTCTGCTTATGTGAAAAATAAGATGGCGAATTGGGCTGACCGGGGCGGACAGCCAGATACCAGCGGATTGGGTAGCACTCCGTACACGCCGTACAATCCTTCGCTCAATGCGCCAAATCTCAACCCGCAGATTGGGGGCAATTACGGTGTTTCCGGGAGTGGTCCATTTGGTGGGGGTTCGGCGTATTCGCCGTCCAATCCTACCATTGGTGCTCCGTCGATGAACGTGAACACGGGAGGGGGCTATCAAGTGTCGCAGGCCCCGGGGCTTGGCAATGCCCAATACACCCCGCCGCCTACTCCTGCGCTCAACGCGCCGAACCTGAATCCGAGCATCGAAAGTGGGCCTGGCCCTAGTGGGGGCGGTCTTGCTCCGAGCCCCGGTCCCGGGGGTGGGTTCACTGGCAATAGTTCGGGCGGAACTCTTGGTGGAGGCACTTCTGTTGATCCTTCACAATGGGGTCAGTTCGGCTTTGGTGGGGGCACGAATCCCGGCAGGGGGTTCATGGGCCAGCTGATTTCGCAATACGGCGGCATGACTTCTGACCGAGGTGCTGGCGGCGGTAATCCTGTGGGATTCCCTGCTGCCGGAAACACTGGAATCGTGCCGCCGCATATGGCAACCACTGGCGGCGGTCTTCCCCCGTTGGCAAGAGCGAGGATTGGAAGTCTTCGCAAGCGTCCTGTTATTCCACCGGCATTGCTCACAGGATGACGCCATGATCTATGTCTACGAACCTTGCTGCGGGATAGATTGGGAGCGTACTTGCTCGTTGAGGGAGTACCAGAATGATCCTAGCTTCCGTTGTCCTTCCTGTGGCAGGGTGTTGGCACAGGTGCTCACGCCCCCGCGCATCTT